CGCTCTGTTGTTTGCGGAGCTGAGACTGTTGGTACTCTGAATCAAACGCTGAATCCTCGCCGGGAAAGCCGCAAAGCCATTGGCGATAGACTGCATTTGAGAAGCGAGAGGTGCGAAAGCATTTGCCAACTGCTGAATCTGAGTGGTGAGTTCGCCCATGTTGACTGCCCGAAGCTCCGTCATGACCTGTGGAATCTTTCTCAACTGAGTGATGAAAGAAGTGAGGTTGTTCTTACCCATCTGAGTAAGAGGAGCGAGAGCCGAAACAAGCTGAGAAATCTGACCGCTCAGACCACCCATATCCACAGTGCTAAGAGCCTGTACCGCTTGAGGTAGTCTCTGCAACTGCGAGATAAAACTGTTCAAATTCGCCTTACCAATGCTCGTCAGAGGAGTGAGAGCGTTTGCGAGGGAATTGAGAGCAGAGAAGTTTGTGCCGCTCAGAGACTTAACCGCATTTCCGATGTTCGTAATCTGCGTAGCCACAGAAGACGAGAGCTTGAGGTTGCCACAGGAAGAAAGCGTCTGTAGACCCTGTGCGAGCTTATTCAAATTATCGGCATTACCAGCACTGATACCATTCAGAGCTGTATTCAGTGTGGTGAGCTGTTTTGCAACAGCGGTCAAGCCGACACCGCCTTTTACAGCGGTTTTCAACTTACCAAGAGAAGAAGCGAGAGCGTCTATACCACCTACCGCCGAAGTAGCACTCGATTGTACCTCAAGTTCCAACTGTTCGATTGTTGTAGACATATTTCTCACTTCCCTTCATACTTCTTATTGTGTTTTGCCATGAAACCTTCCATAAGGGCTTTGCCCTTGTCGAAGACTTTCTTCGCCTTTTCCTCCTCTTGATACTCAGCCTGTTTTTCGGAAATGGCAAAAGGTTCAGCCATGTACGGAACAGGTTTTGTCCCCTTCTTAGCGAAAGCATGGAGGATAGGAGACACACGGCACAGAGCTTCGTACATATACGCACCCTGTAGCCACATTTCTTGGTTTTTCCGATTGGTTCTGAGTTCTTCCGCCTTGCGGTAAGCGATAACGAGCAAGGAATCTCTGTCCCAATACTGTTCTTCTGTCATGCCGAGAGAGATATAGTACGGAAACAGCTCATGAAACTTCTCGGAGTAAGATTTGAGGGGAGCAGTGGCAGTTACACCACCACTCCCCTCAGTGGAGGACAGCAAATCACTTACCAAGTTGCTGTCCAGTTTACGTTTCCCTCGTCTTCTTCGGGTTCTTCTACGAGTGCCATGATAGGTTCGTTGTACATTTCTGCCAGCTTGCCAATCAAGTCCTCTTTCTTGGTAAGTTTACTGAAAATCTTGTCAATTACGTCCTGTTTCACAAAACGATGGTGAGCGAGGAACGCTCCGGCGAACAGAGCCGGAAGGGTACTCATGGGCTTATCGGTAATCTCGGAAGCGATAAAGCCCTTTTTCTCCATTTCCGCTACCGTTCTGCGAGTAAATTCGAGGGTGTATTCTTTATCCTCGAAAGTGAAAATCAACTGTTTTGCCATTTGTCTGTCCTCCTAAAATTCGTTTGTGCTATGCCATTAGGCAGTAGCGAGATTGATAGGTGTGGAAGGTGCGATAGTGACAGTCATGTCCACAACCTCGTTCACACCTCCGCCAACAGGGAAAGCGGAAAGCTGACCCTTGAACTCAAACTTACCGTCAGAGCCATCGGGAGTCAGAGTGCCATCGGCAGTCTCAGTGCCGCCAAACCATACAGCGAACTCCTTCTCCTGTCCCTCAAGAGCCTTGAGCTTAGTGAAGTCTTCCTTAGTGTAGTTTGCAGTGAACGCAAGAGCGTCCAAAGACTGAATACCGGGAATATAAGTCTGCATTTTGTCAGACAGAGTAGTGGTTTCCAGCATTTCGGGCGCACCGCCGAGGTCGGGGAAATCCTTAATGTCAATGAGCTTTTCGTAAGCAGAATCGCCCTTCATCATAAGGAAAATCTTATAGGTGGAAATAGCCATGATTCTTTACCTCCTGTGAATAACTTTGTTTTTTGAGATTACTGCCCGATAACGTCCGAGCATACGATAAATGGTAGCGTCTTCTTGGTTCGGAACAGGTTCAAGCATTGTGCGAGTGAAATTTAGCCCCATGAGCAGTTCGTCAATGAAAGCCACAATCTCTTTGCACTCCGCCTTTTTACCAGCCGACTTATTGGAGTAGACGTTCAGCTCGTACATGACTGCCGCATGATTTTCACGACCTTCTGTAGTTTGCGAATTGCGGAATACCGCATTATCCACTTCAACAAGAGATACGCAAGGGAACGAAGGAGGAGACTTGACGTATTCGCCTGTGACGAACAAGTCCGGGCATTTCTCAGCGAACTTCTCATAGACTTTCTCTGATACTTCACCAAAAATCTCGTCTTCCATGTCAATCATTTGAACACCTCCCTTGCAATTTCAGAAATCTCGTCACACACCGTTTTCAAGGCATTGTACATAGGCATTGTCGCTGGTGCGCCGTGTGTCAAGCGCAACTCACCGTCTTCGTAGAAGCCCCATGTGTCCTTCTTACCCATGCCTTTGCCATAGCCCCCGATGGTGAAACCCATTTCTGACCCTTTCGGGTGAGGAGAGCTACCGGGAGAGCCGTTGTGGTGAACACCAGCACCGAACTCAGCCCAAATTGCGTCTTCACCGCTCGCAATCACGATGGTTACGTTTTCCCGGTTGTCGATACTCACGTCAACCTGTGCGGTACGCTGACCGCCCTTAACCAAATCGTCCACGATTGCTCCGGCAAAGCCGCTCCGGGACAGTTCAGCAATTCTTTCGGCAACTCGCTCCCGAAGGAGGTCTGTTTTCTGAATGATTTCTTGCTTATACTGTTCAAGCTCCCGGATAGCCTTACTTATTTCACGTTCTGACAATCCGAATCGAATAACCTTCTTACCCACTGACTGTCACCTTGCTTATCGCAATCGACACGTTGTTCAAGCTCTTAGCAACCTTTTTCACCACATAGTCATGAGGGGTAATGACTTCACCCTTCTCATTGACCGCCAGCGAACCGTCCTCATTGAGCTGTGGTACGGTATCGACCCAAAGAATCGAATACTCGTCAATAGGTGGAGTAACATTGTCCATGACAATCACCTTGTCGTAGGACTCGTTTTCTCCGAACTGCCGTGTCTGAGTCTCACCCTTTGCGGCAGAGATATTGGCATATTCCTCAATCGGATTACCATGGATAACCTTGTGCTGACCCGAAGGTCTACCCTGTGCGTTCATGATGGGTTCACGACTCACATACAACGCATAGAAGAATCTGACCTTGTTTCTGTTCATGCACCTCATGAAATCACCCCACAATACGGAGTAATCGCCTTGAGCATGGAAGCTGGTACGTCAGCGTTTTCATACTGTCTCATAATGCCGTTTTCGGTATGAGAAATCTGACCTTCCGCACCTCGCTTGTTCAGCATATAGGCGGCTATCTCAACCTGTAGGTAGTGGTACTGAACTGGAACTTCGGTCACATCTGTCTTGTAGGGATATGCTTTGGCGATAATCTTTCCTCCGGCGAGAGTCAGATAGGCGGATAACACTTCGTCAGTGTCAGAACCGCCGACCATAGCCTTGAGAGCCGCCAGCTTTTCAATATCAGTCATGTTATCCGTCCTCCTTTCTCATTACTCCTCAGAGCCGTTATCGGGAGTCTGAGGTGCGTCAGTACCTTCGGGAACAGCGGTCTGAGGTGCGTCAGCGGAAGGGTTTTCGTCCTTCTGCTCCTTTACCTCTTTCAGATAGACCTTGCCGTTCTTGTTAGTACCCTTCACCAGCTCCTCGATACGAGCCTTGGTAGGCTTGTAGCCGGAAACAGGGTAAGTATCACCCACTGCGTAGTAGTGGTCGTTGTTCTTAGCGTCTCTGAACGCTCTTACTACTTCAAACATAGTCCTGTCCTCCTATTGTCGATTAGACGCTTTCAGTAACGGTAATCTTAACCGCCTTAGTAGCGTCAGTCAGAGCGGCGAGATAATACTTACGAGAGAAGATAGTGTTCAGACGAGTATTAGCCGCAGTTTCGGAACGAGCGTTCTTGGTAATCTGCTCGATTTCAGTACCCTTCTTATTGAAGATGGTAACTGCTTCCTTAGTGGCAATGATGATAGTGCCGGACACAGCGTCCTTCTTGGTGTAGATGTTGACACCAGCGACAGTACCAACGTAGCCGTTGCGAGCGAAAGACTCAACATACTTGAGGTCTTCGTTCAGAGCCTTACGAATCTCCGCCATGTCAGCAGGATTTACGAAACCGAAGATGTTCACACCCTCAATCTCCTCAAGGTTCAGCTTCGCCACAGCGTCAGCGAAAGTGCCGAAACCGTAGGAAGTTGCTTCATGAGTGAGAGTAGCCTTGTTGAACTCTGCGAAAATATCAGCGTTCACAGTGTTGAACATATCAGTACCCATGTGACGAACACCGACAGGAACAAGCATAGGGTCAGTCATAGCCTGTTCATCGTAGTATTCAAAACGGTTCTGAGCGAGCAGAATTTCGTACTCCTTCTCAGCGTAAGAAACTTCGATAGACTTGCTGTTACCAACACCCATAGCCAGCTTCTCAGTGCCATCGGTAGCGGTGTAGACGTTAATCTTGCGCTTCATACCAGCTTCGCCCACGAGAGAATTGTCAACAGTACAGAACTGCTGAAGATTCAGATGGGAATTGAACTGGTCTTCAACCTCGTTAGAGAGGAAGAAATTGTCATAAATCTTATGAGCCATTGTTAATTACCTCCATAAAGTTCTTTGTATTCTTCCGGGTGTTCCTCGTAGAAAGCCGCTCTTTCAGCCGGGGACATCTTACGGAATTTATCGAGTGTCATTGTCTTGGAATCTCCATCGGGAGTAGGTTTTGGGGTATCTTTCAAGGCTTCGGCACGAACCTTCTTCTCGAAAGTATCAAGGTGCTTCTTCTGATTGATGAACACCTTCTCCAAATCCCCATCAGCCATAGCTTCGGCGGTTTCTTCTGCCAGCTTCTCGTCATAACCGAGACCGAGCAACTTTGCCTTATTCTTGGAAACCTCAGACTCGTGCAAGAGCTTTTCGTACTTAGACTGCAACTCCTCACGTTCTTCCTTTTCCTTCTGCTTTGCCGCTTCATCATCGGTCATTTTGTCCTTGAGCTGTTTCTTGACACCAGCCAGCTCGGAAGCGGTCTTATCGAAAGTCTCTTTCTTCACATAACCGCTGTAATCCGGGTCGGGTACATCGTACTCCTCAAGGGCTTTCAGCTTTTCCTCGGCTGACATTTTGTCATAGCCCTCAATCTGTGTTACATCAATCTTTGCCATTGTAAATTCCTCCTTGTCTTTTACGGTCTTCTGTGACCATGCTTGCGATTTAAGGTTTCTCTACCTTTTGCGATTAACGTCTTCTCTGACGATATTCAAGCGGCGAACCGCCTAAAAATCAGTTCTTGGACTTATCGTCCGGGTCTACAGGTGGAGTAGGATTCTGCTGTGCGAGCTTTTTCTGCTCCTCCTCGTAGTGCTTCATGCTGATTGCATACGCACTTTCGGGGTCTGTGAACAATCCACAGTGAGAGAAAGCCAGCATAGGGTGAATCTTCGGTTGCTGTAGCATAGAGACAAGCACCTGTGACTTGCTCTGAATCGCTTCGTAGTTTCTGCGAGTGAACTTCATGTCAATGTCCTTCAAGCGAAGGTCAATGTCACCGAGGTCACGGCAGATACGAAGAACCAGCTTGAGCATTTTCTTCTCGGACTTCTTGAACATATGCTCACTGTCTTTTGCTCTCGCTTCCGCAAGAGACCAACCGTCACGAAGCAGTACCGCCGCTCCTGTATCGGAGGTGGAAGAACCACCGTTACGGTTCGGAATACCGCAGATAGTGAGGATAGCAGAGTAGCAGTCTTCCTTGAGCGTCTGAGACTGGTCTTGATTAAGGTCGTTTGTCACAACGTCAACGTCAGCCGTAGCTCCGTCTACGGACTTGACCTTAATTGCCCCAAGGTCTTTCAGCTCTTTGAAGTCCTCGGCGGTAATGTCGCAGTTCACAAACTTGATGAAAGCCTGTATGGTCTGCTCCATACCGTCCATACGGTTCGACTCAATGTTGTTGATGGTGTCGAGCAGAGGAAGAACGATTTCAAACGAGCCAAGGCGAGCGTTGTTCGCCGGGTACTCGAAAATCGGAATCATGTCCAGCGCATGAGACTTTTCTTCCTTGAGAATGTCACCTTCGATAAGGTAGTACCTGTTTTGGGTGTAAACAGAGAAGCGAAGAACTTCATCATCGTCTTTGTAATACTTCACACCCATCAGCGGCTTATTGCCGATTTCGCTTGAGTAAACAACGAAGG